CAAAATTAAATCTGGTATTTCCGTAAATTTTGGAAATACACTGTCTATTAGTTCTAGTCCAGTTAGCTTATGTGTTGTCACATTGTAACCACCAATAATATCATCTTTGTTAACTTGTAATGGATCTACTTCACTGTATAGCAGCTCTACTTCTCCCGTTGTGTCGGAAAGAAATTCTACAATACAATTATCATTGTCGTAGAACACTTCAAAATCTTTTTCTGCCTCCAATCCATTCACTTCTACGCTTCCTGCAATGACTTCAATTGGCAATTTAATTTGATTTTCTACAACTTCTACTTTTAACGTCTTTTCTGTTTTCTGTTTTTCAGGATCTAATACATTTACAAGAAAAACAGGTGCTGTTGTATAAAGCTGGAATGCCGTGTAAATCACTTCACAAAGGCTGTATTTTTTCCAATCATCAGAATATCCCAGCTTCTGCACCGCTTCTGCATAATTGTTCGCCATCACAACTTCATTTATTTTTCCGCCCTCTACCATCTGTACAGGCGCCGTTCCAACTGCAAAAATAATACCGCTTGCAGCTACACTTGGAGTTGAAACGCTAGTTGCTTGCTTTTCGACCCGTATGCCATGTGTTATTTTACTTGCCACTTTTTATTCCTCCTTTACAGCTTTTCCCGCAATCCCAGAAACAAGATCGGTATAATATTTATGCAATATATTTCCTGCGGTTCTTACTTTGTTTTTCTTTTCTCCCATCTGGTTTGCTGGAACAATCATTTTTTCTACAAGAGGATATTTTTCAATAACTGTTTGTAGCTCTTTTTTTATTTCAGTTTCCGTTCCTATAAAGATTCTATTGCTCTTTAATTGTCCAGCAGGCAATGTTGGTCCAATATATGCCAACTTTACTATTTCTTCTGCGGTTTCTGACTTCCCTTTACTGTCGCTTATAACTTCATCTTTTAACGCATTTTCAACTGTTTTCTGTTCCATCATATTTGCTGCGTCTTCCTCTCTCATTTCTGCAGTATCCGTCTTTTTCTTTTCTTTTACTGCCATACTGATACAACCTCCCTTGTGATCTCTGGTATCGACCAATTTGTTATCATTTCCCCCAAAAAATAGGGTTGCGTGCTGTCTGGATATACAAGATATTCCATTGGCTTTTGTAGTGCAAAATATCCTCCAATAACTCCAACTTTCTGAAGTTCACTTCTAATACGCAAAATCACGTTAAGCACATCATATGCACCCTTACTATCATTTTCCGCATATGTCGCAACTACAATGCGGATCTGACAGGTGCTTCCTTCTTGCACTTCTCCATCTTTGCCAGTTAGAAATTGCAGCAGAATATATGGCACTTTTTCTGTCTGGTCTTCTTTTGTAGGCAGACGCATTTTATATACATCTGCTGTTCGCTCTTTTTCTTGGTTTGGATCTGTTCCTCGTACTCTTACCTGTAATTTTATATTCTTTGTTTTCTCTTTCACAAATTCTTCCAGATTATCTAACAAAATTACGGGTGTCATACTCTGCCTCCATAACCATTTAGTAAACGGTCAATCTCATGTTCAATTCTTTGGTTAACCGTTTCCTGTGCTTCTTTTTCCAAACTTGAAACTATATCCTTATTTCTTACCATCTGCGCCATTGCAAGTCCCATTTTTTCTTCTATTGGGAAACGTTTACTTGTTTTCCGTTCAAATATTCCAACATGCCCACTTTTCAATTCCGCAACAAATGCCTCTTCAAAAGTTGTACCGCCGCCCTTTTTTACTGCTGCTACTACTTTTCTTTTACTATTAGGGGCTTTTGGTGTTACTTTAAACTTGTAAAGTGGTATCTTATAGCCGGCAAAAGAAATAAAGCCAGCAAGATTTCTTGTACTGGCTTTTTGTATTTTCGTGTTTGTAGATCCATTAATTGCACTGCTTTGTATGGCATATACTTCACGCACTTTTTTTGACGCTCCTGTCTTTAGCCTTGAACTCCCTCTGTTTATTGCATTTGCTAATGCACGCTCTGTACCATTAGGAACCCCTGCTAACAACATTTCCACCCGTTGTATTGTTTCAGTAGATACTTCAATCATTCTGTAAATACCCCCACTTCCAACACAATTTCCCCATCTTCATAGTTCACATTTATAATCTCATACTCCTGAATTACGCCTGCTTCCTCAATCTCAATGTAATGGCCCTTTTTGGGCATGACTCCTAAATCATTAAAAGATATATACACAAGCGCCTCTGCAAAATTTATCCCTTCCGCATGATCATTTACAAGCGTTTTCCTATCTTTTGTTGTTTCATGATCAATTATAACTGGAATGGTATAGCAAATATCCCTATACCATATTCTTGTCATGGTTGCAAATTCTCCAGGGTTGTGAAATACTATTAAGTCTTTCAGGATCTGCGCCTTAAAATCCATTACATTACCTCTGCAACAAACCAACTATCTACATCATGCGGCACAGAAAGCGGTGCGGACTGTAGTTGCAGAAACCGTCTTGCGGGTTTTCTTTTTGCCCACATATCTGGCACGTATTTGCCTTCTACTGTATAGAATTTCCCTGTAATTGGATTTACAAGTGTTATCGCCCCATAACACATAGAATAGTTTGCCTTGCTGCTTATCATAATCAATGTACCATCTGGAACCATAGGCTTTTCCTGTGGTTTTGTTGGATCTGTCCAATCATCCAGATACCATTCATTATATGTGTACAAATCAAGCCCCAACTTGTTATATGTTCCAATGTATGTTACACCGTCTGGCAACTGCCTTGGCTGAATCACTGCAAGATTATAATTTTTTACATCAAGTAGCTTTTGTATTTTTTCATCATTGGTAAAAGCATTTGCCACATTTTTTGCCATAATGCACATATCACAGTTTGTAAAACCATGCTTTTGTACATGCTCATGCCAGCGTTCCAAATCTGCAATCTTGTCTGATTTTGGATTTGACCATTTTCTTGCTGCTTCTGTAATTTTCTCTTTGTTTGTAAATCCAAAATCAATGACTTCATTTAAGCCTTCCCCAATAATCGGAATCTTGCCGTTTACAATCGACTGTGCGCACATCAATTCTTCACGTCTTGTAATCATGTTACGCAACTTCAAAAAGTCTCTTGCCATTTTTAAAATCGCTCGTTCTGCAGGCGTTCTGCCTGATGCAATACTTTCTCCTGGTTGACGATTCAATAAATCATCTATAGTTGTTATTGTGTCAGGCGCAACAAGTGGCGGCTTGTAGCTTTTTGTTTCATATCCTTCATTTTGTATGGTTTTGCCGCCAATAACAGGGTGTACGTATGGGGCAACTTGTCTTGACCCCTTTACAAAATCCACATCAACTTCTTTTGTCACAAATGTTTCTTCATTACGAAAAAATGTACTACGAAAAAATGTATGTACAGGTGGTAATTTCGTTATTACCCTTCCCATAGTTCGTGGGTCATAAATACTAACCTCATTTGCCATATCTTTTCTGTCCTCCTATTTTAAAAAGATTGAAATTTTCCTGAAAGCATCCTTTAATGCTTCTATTTCCACACCATCAGGAAGCACAAGTGCTTCTGCAAAAAATTCTCCAGTCATGTAATATACCGCTGGTTCATCTGCTTCTGCTGCCGCTGCTGCAATTCCTATAACATCAATTGTTTTCCCATCCTCTGGGGCTGTTACTGGGACAATCTTTCCATCATCAGCCTTCACAACGGGCATACATTCTTCCAATGTCGCCCCTGCAATCCCTGTTTCTGATAATGTTGGATAATCTCCAGCAAAGAAATTTTTAGGCTCATGCCTGCGTGTTTCAATTTCATACATACTCATTTTCTTTTTCCTTTCCTCTTATTTTGTGTCAGGGAAAAGCTTGTCAATTGCTGCATTGAATGGGTCAACCGATTCTCCACCTTTTTCTGTCACTGCCGTTCCCACCTTGTTTATATGGCTATCCTCTACATCTACCGCACGGTCACTTAGATATTGCCCGCCCTGCTCTTTCTGTTTCATAAGAATTTTCAATGCCATTTCTCCAGCAGAAACAGGCTTGTCAAACATTGCTTCATTCACA